AGTCGTAATTTCTATAACAATAGAGAGCAGTCTACGTTAAAGATTAGATTTAAGCCGGGGGTGGTTTATGCAGTCGTATCTTACGCCTGATGACCTAGACTATGAGATAAGAGAGCTGTTTAACTCAACAGGAATAAAGCTTCAAAACTTTCGAATTCCAAAAAGTGGCTCTGCTGATGGAATCTTCAATCATCTTAAAACCTCAAGAGGTGTAGTTAAGGATTATAGGGCCTTCGCACTTTTAGATGATGAGTATAAAGATCTTGTTAGGGACGAACCTGCAAGTATTTACTCTCCTGAAGAGCTTATGCGTTCAGTGCATAAATATTTCAGCGGTAATAGAGAGTGTTCATCTGCTGTATTAGATAAAGTGATTGGAAAGAAAGCACTTTATTATACTTTTAAAGCATTTAAACCTCGTGAGAAACTATCTGCCGTTCCTCTTGACTATGACAGTGTAGTTAAAACTCTGAAGTCTGATACAAATGCTGGTTTCCCATTATATGGGCCAAAAGCCGAATCACTTGATTATGGTTATAATCGAATGATAGAGGTCCAAAAGAAGATGAAGTCCCCTAGTCCTTGTACTTCTTTCTACAGAACTCAACGAAGTGGTGAATCTGATAAATCAAAAGTTAGGCTCGTTTGGGCTTATCCTATTGAGATGACGATGATGGAAGGTAGGTTTGCAAGACCTATAATTGAATATTACTTAGATAATCAAATACATCCAATTGCTATCGGTATGACAAAACTCCAATTAGCTGATCGTTTAACAGCTATTTCAAACCGAAAGTTTAGGTATAGTATGGACTATAGTCAGTTTGACTCTAGGGTAGCTCCATGGATTATTCGAAGTATATTTAAGTTCATAAGAGAAATGTTTGATTATGAATCTTGGGATTCTGAAACAGCTTCTGCTTTTAAAGAAGTTGAATCTTATTTCATTCATACTCCACTACTTACGCCATATGGTTTAATAACTGAGAAGAAAGGTGGTATACCTAGTGGTAGTTACTTTACTCAATTAGTTGGATCTATGGTAAATTATTTCTTAATAAG